TTTTATTGTAGTTATTCTCACTGTACCTTAATAGCCAGTTCTTAGAGGCCGCTATCCAGCTCTTCATTGGTTTTCCTGCAACTTTCCACCCATTAGATTCATAATAGTTAAAAAATTGCTCTGACTGCGAAAATAAAGCCCTCTCATGAATATCTATCCCCTTAGAAAAAGCATACTTAGACATTTCTCCAAAAATTTCATCGATTACAGGCTTAATAAACTTTTTCTTTTTATCGATACTTTCGAAAATATTACATTGCTCATTTTTATCACTTTCTTTTTTAGATATTAATTTATTAATATCTTTTTTCTTTATATTATTATCATTCTTATCATTATTGTTTGTGCGCATCATCGTATCGCTATCGTATCTTTTCCGTATCTCTATCGTATCGCTATCGTATCTGTTCGATTGATATTTTTCATAATTTACGCACGAAATCAACGTTCCTTTTCCGATTTTTATCGTATCGATCATCGTATCGCTTTTTAGATAGTTTATTGCTCGCTGAATTGTTGATCTATTTACTCCAATTTGCTCAGATAATTTGGTGAATGATGTATAAAAAGACCCTCTTTTTATCAATGTTTTTTTGCCATTAATTATAATATTGGTATCTTTATGATTACATCGAAGTAGTATCTGAATAAATACTAAAAAATACGATTGATTAGTCATCAAATGATGATCTAGCAATGACCGATGTAATTTTATATAACCGCTCATGCACTACCCTTGTTTTTTTGAATATTCTTTAATCCAGGACATTACGTCATCTAAGTCAAAAAGGTTTTTACCACCAATTCTACAAACTGGCATACCTAATTTTATAAATTTATAAATTGTAGTATTTTTGTATTTTATTTTTTCCTCTAGCTCTTTTATTGTTAATAATTCCATTTTTTTCGCTCCTATTTTGTTTGTTTAAAAATATCTTACAATAAATAAATGTGAATTGCAATGTATTAATATAAATAAATAATAGTTGACTTTTTTTTGTATTCTATATATTATAAATTCATTAAAAAACAAGGGAGTTTGTAAAATGAAAGAACTGTTAAAGAAATTACAAAGCGTACAATTAAAATTAAAATCAGGAAAAAAACAGTATAATAATTTCGGTAAATATAAATACAGATCTTGTGAGGATATTCTAGAAGATGTTAAGCCACTACTTTTAGAAAATGGATTATGTATATTAATTCAAGATGACGTTATTTTTAATGAAGGAAGACATTATGTTAAAGCAATAGTCAAATTATATGATATTGAATCAGGGCATCATATAGAATCAAGTGCTTTTGCTAGAGAAGAAGAAAGTAAAAAGGGGATGGACGGGAGCCAAGTGACAGGGGCTAGTTCGTCTTACGCTAGAAAATATGCATTGAACGGATTATTTGCAATCGACGATACAAAAGACAGTGACGCTACAAATAGATATGATAATTATAAGAAAACAGAAAAAACACATATAAATGAAGATCAAAAAAGACAATATTTAGAAAAAATGAAAAATTCGAATTCACTAGAAGAATTAAAAACAGTATGGAGTGATTCTATACCGGAGGAATATCGTTTATGTTTGTCAAGTGAAAAAGACAAAATAAAATTAAAGTTTAATGAAAATAATAGTAATGGATAGAGGACAATCGGAGTATTTAAACTTAATATAAATAATTATTTATTCCAAAAAAATGGTTGATAATAAATAGATATTGTGTTAAATTATATAAATGTAAAAACAAGGGAGTTTATAAAATGATATTACATATAATAGAGCAAAAAAGTGAAGAATGGAAAGAGATCAGAAAAGGTAAATTAACCGCTAGTAATTTTTCTAAGATATTAACAAAAACAGGCAAATTATCTTCTCAATATATCGATGTTATATATGAAAATTTATCAGAGTTGCATACATTTGAAGATGAATACCATCCTACAAATTTTTATATGGAAAGGGGGATAGAATTAGAGGAAGACGCTATTTTAAATTACGAAAGTATATCTGGGAATATAGTTGACAAAGTTGGATTTATTGAATCTGAATGTGGTATGTTTGGCGTTTCCCCTGATGGGTTGGTTGGAAATGATGGACTGATTGAAATTAAGTGTTTAATACAAAAAAAACACATTGCTTTGTTACTTGGGGAACATAAAGAAATAGATACTTATATGCCACAAATACAATTCCAGTTGTTTATATCTAAGAGGAAATGGGTTGATTTTGTTTCATACAATCCTGATTTTATAGACAGAAATAAAAGGATATTTATAAAAAGGATTTTTATTGATGAGGAATATCACAAATTAATTTCAAAATCTATAGATAAATACAAAGAAAAGTTTCTTGAATTAAGTGATTTAATACAAAATAACAATTTATTTTAGTTTTATAATAAAAAACAAATGGAGATAAAAAATGAAATTAAGTGAATTTTTAAAAAAAGTTAATGGTAAAGAAAGAGATATTATTAACTACAGAGGACACGAAGCTTTAGAAGCAGTAAAAAAAGACGGATATGCTTTACAATATGTTAAAGATCAAGATCAAACAGAAGATATTTGCTTAGAAGCAGTAAAAAAAGACGCATACGCTTTACAATGTGTTAAAGATAAAACAGAAGATATTTGCTTGGAAGCAGTAAAACAAGACGGATATACTTTACAATATGTTAAATATCAAACAGAAGATATTTGCTTAGAAGCAGTCAAACAAAATGGATATGCTTTACGATATGTTAAAGATCAAACAGAAGAAATTTGTTTAGAAGCAGTAAAACAAAATGGAGGTTCATTACGATATGTTAAAGATCAAACAGAATATATTTGTTTAGAAGCAGTAAGAAAAGACGCATACGCTTTACAATATGTTAAAGATCAAACAGAAAAAATTTGTTTGGAAGCAGTAAAACAAGACGGATATACTTTACAATATGTTGAATATCAAACACAAGATATTTGCTTAGAAGCAGTAAAACAAAACAGAAATGCTTTACAATATGTTAAAGATCAAACAGAAGATATTTGTTTAGAAGCAGTCAAAACAAACGGATATACTTTACGATATGTTAAAGATCAAACAGAAGAAATTTGTTTAGAAGCAGTCAAAACAAACGGATATGCTTTACAATATGTTAAAGATCAAACAGAAGAAATTTGTTTGGAAGCAGTCAAAAAAGACGGATATGCGTTACAATATGTTAAAGATCAAACAGAAGAAATTTGTTTAGAAGCAGTAAAACAAAACAGAAATGCTTTAGTTTATGTAGATAAATCTATATTTAAATAAGACATTATGATTTTAAAGTGCGTAAAATACTAAAAAACAGGAGAATAAAACATGAAATTAAGTGAATTTTTAAAAAAAGTTAATGGTCAAGAAAGAGATATTATTAACTACAAAGGACACGAAGCTTTAGAAGCAGTAAAAAAAGTCGGAGAGTGGTTACAATATGTTAAAGATCAAGATCAAACAGAAGATATTTGTTTAGAAGCAGTCAAAACAAACGGATATGCTTTACGATATGTTAAAGATCAAACAGAAAATATTTGTTTAGAAGCAGTAAAACAAGACGGGGATGCATTACAATATGTTAAAGATCAAACAGAAAAAATTTGTTTGGAAGCAGTAAAACAAAACGAATATGCTTTAGAATATGTTAGAGATCAAACAGAAAAAATTTGTTTGGAAGCAGTAAAACAAGACGGAGATATTTTACAATATGTTAAAGATCAAACAGAAGATATTTGTTTAGAAGCAGTAAGAAAAAAAGGATATACTTTACGATATGTTAAAGATCAAACAGAAAAGATTTGCTTAGAAGCCGTCAAAAATAATGGCTCTACTTTACAATATGTTAAAGATCAAACAGAAAAGATTTGTTTAGAAGCCGTAAGAAAAAATCCATATGTTGTACGATATGTTAAAGATCAATATCAAACAGAAGATATTTGTTTAGAAGCAGTCAAAACAAACGGATATGCTTTACGTTATGTTAAAAATCAAACAGAAGATATTTGTTTAGAAGCAGTAAAACAAGACGGATGTGCATTACAATATGTTAAAGATCAAACAGAAGAGATTTGCTTGGAAGCAGTAAAACAAAACAGAAATGCTTTAGTTTATGTAGATAAATCTATATTTGAATAAGACATTATGATTTTAAAGTGCGTAAAATACAAAAAAATAGGAGATTAAAAAATGAATCAAGTTGTGTTAATAGGTAATTTAACGAAAGATGTTGATTGTAAAGCAGTTAGCACGGGGGATTTAGTCGCTAGGTTTTCAATAGCTGTAAACAGGGGGAAAGATAACGTTGACTTTATTAATTGTGAAGCATGGGGGAAATTGGCAGATAATATACAGCAATATTGTAAAAAAGGGTCTAAAATAGCGGTTGTTGGGTCTATTAGAGTAGAAAATTTTGATAAAGATGGGGAAAAAAGAACTTATTATAAAATTAATTGTTTTTCTGTTGAGTTTTTAAGTAAAAAAGAATCTGTTGATAATAATATTGAATCCGATTTTTAATATGTGGACGGACAAGGGGGTGAACCGCCCACAGCAATAATTTAACATAATTATAGAAAAAATAAAATAAGGTGGTATTAATGAAAGTAAATAATGAAAATGAGTCAATTTTATCTGAAGCCTTGAAAATAACAGATAAAAGAGTTTCGACGTATGGAGATCCTATCAATAATTTAAGTACTATAGCAAGATTATGGAACGAATATATCAAGTCAAAGAAAAAATTAAACTATGAAAATGATTTATGTATCATTAATAACAAAGATGTTTCTATGATGATGATTTTATTAAAAGTAGCAAGGGAATTAGGGGCAACTAATAAAGATAATTTAATTGATATTGCTGGCTATTGTCGTTTATCCTCTATAATAGAGGGGTTTGAGAGTATATAATGTTAA